CTGGGGATCATGCGCTCGACGCGATAATCCTCGCGGCGTGGGACTCATGGTGCAATCGAGCCGATCATTTCGGGCTCACGAATTTCGAGGGACTTCAAGCCATGGCCGCCCGCCGGCAATTTGTCGACGGCGAGTTTTTTGCACTCTTGGTTATAGATGGGGACGAATTGCGCGTGAAATGCCTGGACCCCGCGCAAGTCAACCCGGCACTGAGCATGTTATTGCCGACCGGCGGATTGATCATCAGCGGGATCGAGGTCGATGCCGGCGGTAAACCGGTCGCGGCACACGTTTACAAGGATTGGATTCCCGGCCTGCCCTTGCTGCGCGGGCTACTTTCCGTGCGCATTCCGATCGAGGATGTGATTCATCTGTACCACCCCGAGGCGGCCGGGCAATGCCGTGGCATGTCTCGCTTGGCGAGCGTCTTGATGCGGCTCCAAGAGCTTGACGGGCTTACCGACGGCCAGCTCATGCGGCAGCGAATTGGGAGTCTGCTCGCCGGCTTCATCACCGACGCCGATGGTACGCTGCTAGACGAGCGTCCACACGAAGGCGAGGTTTCGCTGGAGCCGGGCACGATGCAGCGGTTGCGCCCCGGCGAGTCGGTTTCTTGGAGCGACCCCCCGGAAATAGGAACCGAGGCCAACGAGTTTCAAAAAGCGATCATCCGCGAGATTGGGGCGGGCGCCGGGATACCCCCGTTCCTTCTCGACGGGAACATGGGCGAAGTGAACTTTTCATCCGCCCGCGTGGCGTTGATCGCATTCCGCCGCCGTATCGAGCAATGGCAAGAGAACGTGCTTGCGCATCAGTTCTTGCGCCCGGTTTATCGCCGGTGGCTGTCCGTCGAGATCCTTTCCGGGCGCATCGCCGACGTGGCTTTGAACGAAGCAACACTCAAACACAAGTGGATTTCACCAAAAGGAGTCTGGGTCGATCCTCTCAAGGACGCACAAGCGGAATCGCTGGCGATTTCGGCCGGGCTGACTTCGCGGCGCGAATGCGTTGCCGCGCGTGGGATCGACATCGAGCAACTGGACAACGAAATCGCGCAAGACCGCGCAAGAGAAAAAGCGCTTGGAATCGACTTCACCCCGATCGCGCAGACCCCAACGAAGGAGCCGGAAAATGTCGGCTAGACGCGCATGTAAGGAGCAAGGAACATTATGGACGATGTAGCAACGCTTTTCACGCGCGCGGCGACCATTGGCGCGCAATCCTGGAACGAGGAAGCCCGCACCCTCGACGTGGTTTTCGCTACCAGCAATCCGGTCGAGCGCCAGGACTATAAGGGCACGTATCTTGAACGCCTGGACATGCAACAGGACTGGGCTCCTTTCATCGGCGCGCCGGTGCTCGATAGTCACAAGCGCGGCGCGCTCGGCGACGTGCTGGGCTCCGTCATCGCGGCCAAAACCGTGGGGAACGAAGGCCGCGCGACGATCCAAATAAGCAAGCGCCGGAAGGCCGCGGCGATTGTGGACGATATCAAGGCTGGCCACATCCGCGGAGTTTCGGTTGGGTATCGAGTGATGGAGTGGAAGGACTCCACGGAAGGCGGCAAGCGCGTGCGAACCGCGACGAAGTGGAGCCCGGCCGAGCTATCGATCGTTGCCGTCGGCGCCGACCCCGGCGCGGTAATCAGGAGTCAGCGAATGGAGACGCAAACGCAAGAAACCAACGCCGAAAACCGCGCGGCGATCAACGTCGAGATTCGCGGGATCGCGAAGGTTGCGGGCTTGCCGCAAACCTGGACCGATTTGCAGATTGACGCCGGCGCGACGATCGCGGAAGCGCAAGCCGCCGCCTTCGAGGCCATGCAGGCACGCAGCGCCGCAACCAATAGCATCAGGACCGCAACAGCGTCCGTGACGGGCTATGATAGCTCGGATCCGGAGTGGCGCGTCCGCACGATAGGCGAGGCGGTCTTTTGCCGGATGAGCGGCACGGCACCAAGCGAGGCCGCAAGGCCATACGCGGAACTTACGCTTGTCGAGATCGCGAAGGATTGCTTGCGGGCGCGCGGGCTCTCGACGACCGGCAACCCAGCGCAGGTCATGGAGCGCGCGCTCATCAGCATGTCGGATCTGCCCGCGCTCATGAGCGACGCGATAAACAGAACGCTTCGCCAGGCGTACACCGCGGCTCCAAGCGGCTTGAAGCGGATTGCCCGCCAAACAACGGCACGCGATTTCAGAATGCTTCATAGGATTCAGCTCAGCGCGGCGGCGACATTGCTACCGGTCAATGAGAGCGGCGAGTTCCATTCGAGCCCCTTAACGGATCAGCAAGAGACTTACCGGCTCGGGACATATGGCCGGATCGTCGGCCTGACGCGGCAAGCGTTTATCAACGACGACCTTGGAGCGCTGAACGATTTGACCCGACGTATGGGCGTCGCGGCGGCTAACTTCGAGGCTCAGTTCCTCGTCAACGTGCTGCAAGCCAACGCGGCGATGTCGGACACGCACCCCGTCTTTCATGCGGCGCATGGGAACCTTGCCGCAACCGGCGCGGTGATATCGCAACAGAGCCTTTCCGATGCCCGCCTGGCCATGCGGCGTCAGACGGGGCTTGCCGGAGAAGCCATCGAGGTCACGCCGAAATTTTTGGTTGTCCCTCCGAGCTTGGAGACATTGGCCGAGCGCGAGCTTACCCAAATCCAAGCCGTGCAAATCGAAAACGTCAACACGTTTTCGTTCCTCTCGCTTGTGGTCGAGCCGCGCCTCGCGTCGCAAATCGCATGGTATCTCGTGGCAGACCCGGCCGCGATCGAGGGTATGGAATATGCGTATCTCGAAGGGGAATCCGGCCCGCAAACGTTCAGCGATGTAGGGTTCGCCAGGGACGGCATGAGCTTTAAAATTCGTGAGGATTTTGGCGCGGCGATCATCGAATATCGCGGGCTCTATCAAAACCCCGGTGCCTGATCATGACCGAGACTGTCGCTTCACTTAGCGCGCAACTTGAGACATTGAACGCCGCGCGGGCGGCAGGTGTCACGACGATTTCGTACGTCGCTAACGGAGTTTCCCGGAGCATAACCTACAAGAGCGACATCGAGATGCGGAACGCTCAATGGGACCTGCAACAGCGCATAGCGGCTCTGCAAACCGACGGCACGCGGCGGACCGTGCTCGTCGCACCCAACAAAGGCCTCCCCGCGCGCCTGGCCTTCCGCAACCGCTTCCCCGAGGCCGCGACGGACTTCGAGCGCGACGATTGACACACGACAAAAGGAACACGGAAAATGAAGAACTACATTCAAAAAGGCGAGGTCCTGACCCTTACGTCGGCGTTCGGCGTCACGTCCGGCCAGGGGGTTTTGCTCAACAAATTCTTTGGCGTCGCCAATTACGACTGCCCGATCCCCGGCAACCCGATCGAGGTGTCGGTCGTGGGTGTCTATTCCCTGCCGAAGGCCGCAACGATAGTCTTTGCAGTGGGGGACTACGTTTATTGGGACAACACCAATTTCAATGTCACGTCGGTTGGCGCGGGCAACAAGCTGATCGGCGCCGCGACCGCGGCCGCCGCGTCTGGCGATGCAACCGCCGCGGTGCGCCTGAATGGGGTCGCGATCATCTAATGGCCGATCTTCGCATCGCCCCGCACCGGCAAAAGGCGTCTGTCAAAGTCGTGGTCGGCGGCGAGGACGTGACCGCGAAAATAAACGAGCGGCTCTTGTCGCTCACGATTATCGATAAGCTCGGGGGGATGGACGAATGCCATCTCGAGCTCGATGACCGCGAGGGCCGCATCCGCCTGCCTGCCGGCCCCGACGAGATTTCCGTCGAGCTGGGCTGGCCTAATGAAGGCTCCTTCACGGCATTCAAGGGGAAGACCGCCGATCTTTGGAGCGCCGGCCAAAAGCAGGGCGGCCGGACGCTTACGATTTCCGCGATGGGCGCGGACCTTCAGAAAGACACCAAGGCGCCGATGCAATGGTCGCTCGGCGACGGCCAGGAGGACGTCAAGATCGGCGACGCCATGAAGAAGGCCGGGGAGCTCGCCGGCGTCGATATCAAGGTGTCCCCTGATCTTGCGAAGCTGACCCGGAAATTTTGGATGGGGAACAACGAGAGCTTTATGGCATTTGCCCAGCGCATCGCCGGCGAGGTCGGCGGAAGCTTTAAGATCAGCGGTAGCCAGGCGACGCTCACCAAGGCGGGTTCATTCGCCAATGCCGACGGCGAGCCGCTATTCGAGGTTTCAGCGGAGGCGGGCAAGAACCTGCTCGCATGGCGCATTTGCCCACAGGACGCGCGGCCGCAATGGGGCGGCACCGGGCATACGTTTTTTAATCCGGTCTTGGCCAAGTGGGAGAAAGTGACAAGCGCGATCAAGGGCGGCGGCCTGCCGGGCTGGGCCGCGAGCGCGATGTTTACCGGGCTTGGCGCCTTGGCCGATAAGGACGTCGCGCAGCAACAGGCGGATGGCGACCGGACGATAAGTCTTGGCATGCGCGGCACAGGTTGGGTGGCTCTCGACGGCGAGCCCCGCGCCGTGGCCGGCGGCAAGATCATGATCATCGGCGCGCGGCCCGGCGTCGACGGCGACTACCACATGGACGAGGTAGAACACCGCATGGACGCGCAAACGGGATTCACCACGAGGTGCGACGTCAGCAAGCTCGGAGCGGTCGATTCGCAGGAAATCAAGTAATGAACGCCCCCCTTATCGAGCGCCGCGAGCTGGCGCCGCGCCTCGAAGTTCAGGTCCGCGTCGTTGGCGGCGATTCCGGCGCGCCCATGCGGCTCACTCGTTATTTCCGCCTGACCGAGCGCGGGTTGGGCGAGCTGGTTGCCCACGCGGGCAAGCTCGAAGCCGGGGCGCTGGGGAAAGGCGCTACTGGAATTTTCAACAACCCGAATAAAAAGGCGCGCGCATGAGCCCCGAGGATCCAGACACGGCGGAAATGACCGGAGCGGTTGCCTGGACCGCGGAAGGCCGCAAGGCCATGCGTGAAAAAAGCGATCTGTTGCACGGCCTGTTCGCGGAGGAGGAGGTTGCAGCGCGTCTTGGCATGAGCCTCCGCGCTTTCCGCAAGCTCGCGCGCGCGAATGGCCGGAAATTGGGCCGCACGCGATGGTTCACGGAAGCCGAAGTTCTCGCCCTGGACACGGAGGACACATGCTCAAACTCACAAAGCGTCATGGCCCAAACTTCTACGCCCGCGGGACGCTCTTCAAAATACCAATTGAGCAAAGCCTTGGAACTTGCGACCGAGGGCAAGCGGAAAAGCTCCTCGCCAAGCTGCAAAGTGAAATCTTCGAGAGGCACCTCCGTGGTTCCGTTTCCGCCCCGGAAGGGTTCGCGGGGGCCGCGGTGAGGTACATGGAATCCGGGGGCGAGCGCCGGTTCATTGCGCCGCTGCTGCACCATTTCGGCGACATGCCGATCGACCGGATCGACCAGCAAGCTATCGACCGCGCTGCAGTGGCTATCCGTCCGGACGGCGCGCCCGCAACGCGCAACCGGCAAGTCTATGTGCCGGTCAGCGCGATCCTCAAATTTGCCGGCGTGACGCGGCCTGTTCGCCGATTGAAAGCGCCGCCGGGAATCGTCCGGTGGCTTACCCCGGATGAAGCCGCGAGGCTCATAGCTGCTTGCTCGCCCCACCTTCGGCCGCTCGTCATGTTTTTGTTGTACACCGGCGCACGGGCCGGGGAGGCGCTTTGGCTCAATTGGTCCTGCGTTGACCTGACGCGCGCGCATGTCTCGTTCCTCAAGACAAAAAATGGCCGTCCGCGCGGTGTGCCGTTGCACCGTGACCTTGTGGCCGATCTGGCAAACCTTCCGCATCGCGACGGCGAGGTGTTCCGGCGGCCTGACGGCAAGCCCTACGAGCGGCCGGGCGGCGGCGATGACGTGTCCGCTGGGCGCAAGATATGGACGGCGTTCCAAGGCGCCGTGAAGCGCGCGGGCCTTAAAGATTTCAGGGTTCATGACTGCCGCCATACTTGGGCGACGTGGCATTATACTGCGCACAACGACCTAATAGCCTTGCAGAACCTTGGCGGCTGGCGCACGGTTACAATGGTAACTCGCTACGCGCGTGCGAACACAGAGAACTACCGACGCGGTATCGAAGCGTTGCCGTCGCTTGGGGATAATTCCGGGAAGCTCGAAGATTGCAAACAGGAAGTGTCGTGATAATCAATGGCATACCTGTGCCGCATACTGCCTTCCTTGGGGAGATCAGCGGGCGCGAGATTGACGGTGATGCGCTTGGCCGGCATGGCGAGGCCCGACGCATTCAGCGCGGCGCGGACTCTTTCGCGCGATTCAGCGACCGCCTTGTCGCCGAGACCGACCACCGTGAAGACCACGTTGCCATTGGCGATTTGCACCTGCACGTCCACCGGCCGCGCCTCGATGCCTTCAAACGCAACCGTCGCAACTCTGACCACCATGGCAGCCCCGCCTTCCACTCTGAAGCGAGCTTAACGAAGAAACCGTGCCTCTGCAAGAACAATAAGTGAACGGCGGAAAGAGGAGTGGCGGCCAAGGTGCTTTGCCAAAGCTCCACGGCGGACCAAGCTCACGGCGCTTACGGAAAAATGCGTGCTAGATCAACCGGGGGGTTGCCTCGTGCTTTACGCCATGGGCGCTCGCTCCAGCTCAACATGAGATGGGATTGGATAGCGAACGACCAAAGCGCAGGATGATATGTCCGGTGTCTCCGTGGTCCATGTCGCGCGACACATTCGGCAGGACTTAATCCGATCCGGGCGCCTCTGGATCGATCAAAGGATCGACGAGGTGGTCGTGACGAGATCATCGCGGGTGCTGGCGAGCGGCTTGTTGTTGATCGCCTGCTTGAGATCGTTGTTGAGATATTCATCCGGGGTGTGTTCCGGCGCATAGGCCGGGAGATAGAAGATCTCGATCTCGTCCTTGTGGTGCGCCAGCCATTCCGGAACCGCTCCTGAGCTTTTGTCGAAGGAGGCGAGATGGACGCGCGGATCGCCGACGATCAGAAAGACCTTTTGCTTCACGTCCCTGACGAGACGCGCCATGAAGTCGATGAAGATCGCACCATTCAGGGTGCCCTCATAGAGCTTGAACCGCATGAGGCCGCGATTGCTCACCGCGGCGATCATGCTCATCGAGAATTTTTGCCTGGTCCGTGTCGGGACCGGCGTCTCGCCTTCCGGTGCACCCCCCCGGCCGGTCTGATCCTGGTCGCGGACGCCGGTCTCGCCGCTCCAATGGATCACCGCCTTCTCGCGCTTCGCCCGCGCCGCGATCGACGCATAATCGGATCGAAGCCAGGCCGCGACCTTTCGCGGATCCTGCGGCGTCGCGCGGGTCAAAGGTTTTTGCGCGGTGAAACCCCACCGCTTCAGATAGAGCGGCATCGTCGACAGGCCGAGCGTCTTGCCGAGCTTCTTGTGGATCAGCTCGCGCACGGCTTGCGCCGTCCACAACGCGAACGGCAGCTTCAACTGATCCGGCATCCTATCGCGGATCCAGCGTTGCACGCGCCGCGCCTCCGCGGCCGTTAGTATCAGCCGATCGCCGGCGCGCCGTCCGCGCTTCCCTTTCTCGAGACCGGACGCGCCGTCGCGCCGGTAGGTTCCCCACCACCGGCTGACCGTGCCCCGATGCACTCCCAGCGCCAACGCCCCTTCCATGTGTGTTGCGCCCGTCCCAACAAGAAGAACCGCTCGATGGCGCAGAGCTTCCTGCGTCTTCTGATCCAGTTTGCGGGCATCGCCAGGCGGCATTCGAGCAAACTATCACGGCGCATTCGTTATGTCATCTGTTTGTTTAGGATATTAGCTTTTCCAAGATGCGCGCCCTGTCCACATCCGGCTTGCCGGCCCCGGCGGCTCTGGCGCGCCCCTTGCCTGGCAGCGCCGATGGACTATGTTGCGCATAAAGCTTCGAAATGCGAAGGAAAGCGATGGTTTCGCGTATCCGGAAGGTACCTTCCTTCGATCTGGCCGTCTTCGGCGGCACCGGCGATCTCGCCCACCGCAAGCTCTTTCCCGCGCTATTTCACCGTTTTCTCGATGCGCAGTACTCCCAGCCGACCAAGATCATTGGCGTGTCGCGGCGGCCCTTGGATCACGCCGCCTATCGGGTCGCGATCGCCCATGCGCTGAAGGAGTTTGCCGCCGCCGCCGCGCGCGACGAAGCGATCAAGAGCTTCCTCG